TTCAATATAATTTTGGTTATCATCGGGGGTATAAGGTCCACTACTAACAATGCAAAAATTTTCGTGGGCCTTATAAGCAACCTTAAAACTCATTTTCCTAGTATATATATCAAAGTTTTTTTCTAATTCTTTTTTTAACTCCAAATAATTATAGACTCTCATTAATCACTCTCTATTATTAGTTGGAATATTTAAAACTAAATTGGCAATGGCGCCGCCGTCCCCAGATGCCCTATCTAAAGGCTTATCGGCCCAACCGCATAAATTCTTAAGACAAAAAATCAACATAGTGTTATCCCCTCTCATGGCCTTTTCGATTGCGGTCTTTACTAGTCTAATTTTAACAGGGGCCATTTTTCTCGCCCTATAGTCTTGAAAAGTACAATCATATTTCTCTCTTATTCGGGCCTCAACGGTATCCTCACTCACTCCTAGAATGTCGGCCACAACATCTTTAGTCGGCTTAAATTGTAAAATGACATTAAGTTTTTCCCAATCGATTTCAATAACCGGTCGGCCTTTAGGAATATATCTAGATTTTACTTTTTTCTTTTTAACGCTCTTTTTAACACTTTTTTTCTCAACTTTTTTTTTACTCATTTTTCACCCCTTGGTCTATTTTTAGGCGCTAAACCGTTTTAACTCTAAAGGTTAAACCATTGTTTTGCAATTTCCCGACTTATCTTATAAATCATTAAAGGTGGAACACTCATACCTAAAGAATAAAACCCTTCTCTATCATTTTTAAATTTAAAGTCTAAAGGAAAAGAAGAGGCCAGTATTCCCTCATGAAGATTTATAAATCTAGGAGAGTCATAAATAACAATTTTCGGCCCGCTGGCAATGAGTGTTGGACAAATATTTTTATCATGTAGTAATGAATAATTAAAAAAACTATTTTTACCTAAAACCCTAAAACAAATTCTATCAAAAGATACATCTTTAATTCTACGATAGGGCCATAACTTTAAAAGAGATGCATGTAATGGTTTACCGCCTTTCGTGTCGTCCCTTATTTCTCTAAAAGGTATTAACCTTTCATTAAAATGGAGCTCCAATTTTGGAAAAAAGAGTTCAACTTTATGGGCGATAAAAAAAACCCTACATCTTTTTTGAGGTAAACCCATGACGGCACCATTAAGCTTAAATAATTGTAGGACATAACCAATCTTTTTAAAGGCCTCTATTATTTCCTTCGTAATTCCTTTGGCCCCACCTTTTAACATTCCCAAAACATTTTCGGCCACAATGACTTTAGGTCTTAACTTCCCGGCCAGATCAATAAAATCAAAAAATAAATTATCAAGACGTTGCTCAACTTGACCCTCTCTAAATTTAAATTTAGCCCCCCATTTTGCCTCTCGACTCCCGGCTATTGAAAAAACAGAACATGGCGGTGACCCATCCAAAATATCTAGGTCATAAAGTTCCTCTGGAAAATCTAAACCATGTTGATCAAAATTCTCATCCTCATCCTCATAATAAATTGGACTTCTTTTTTTAAACTCTTGAATAGAATCAAGAAAAGGATATTTCGGTTTTAAGTTTTCCTGGTAAATCGCCATGGCCCTTTTATCGATCTCTAAACAACCAATAACATCATGGCCACTCATTTTATAACCCATGGACGACCCACCGGCCCCTGAAAAGCAAGTGAACACTTTAAGGCCGTTTGGTTTTACCTTTTCAAGGTCTTTTAAAAACCATTTATAACTAAAATCAATATTCAAATTTGCACCTTGGACAAGTATTTTTTAAATCATCGCCAAAATTATCAACGTCAATTTCTTTCGGCATTGTCTCTGAACTAAGATCGTCATTTGTTTGATCCCGATCAAACATTTTTAAATTATCGGTTGTAAAATCTGGAATTCCTAAAAGATCTAAATTTTCTATTTCCATTCCTTCTAAATTTTCAATCATTTTTTTTCTATCGTGTTCGGCCAGCTCAGCGATGTGGTTATCCGATTCTAAAAATAAATATTCTTCTCCTTCATTTTTAAAATCCTGAAAATCAACTGGAAAATTTTCAAGGCCTAATTTTTTGGCCGATTCAAGACGACAATGGCCGGCCACAATTAATCCCGATCGTTTTGAAACTATTATGGGATGTCTTATCCCCTGAAATTTTATTATTTCGGCCAATAAATTAATTTGTTTTTCGGAATGTTGATTAGTGTTTTTTGGATTAGGACATAAATTTTGAATGGCCATTAATTCATGATGAGAACACTTTATTTCTACTTTCATTCATAATCCCTTGAATTTTTCAACATAATTTAACCTCAATTTATTGGCAGATTAAATAATGGTTATTTAATAAACGATATTCATTTATACCTTACTGGCCTGTTATTTCAAGTATTTAGCATTAAATAATTCTTATTTAAGTTCATTTTATCGGTAGTTATACATTATATAATGCATGATACCCGAAAATCTGATATAATATCGACAGGGGGAAAAAATGAAAAACTTAAAAGAATTTAAAGAGGCGCTTAAAAGATTAGAAGAAAAAATTATTGAAAAAGATTTTGAATTAGAGATTGATGAAGAAAAAAGAAATTCCTTTTTCTATATCACGGTTGCAAGTTGTTTTAGGCCCGATAGAAATGAAGTTTATGAAGAGGATGTCAATTGGACCCATAATGAATTTTATAAATTGATTGAAGAGGTAAAATTAGAAAAATATCTGGAATATTATGACCATTTTTCTTTGGATGAAAATTTAGGCATTGAAGCTTTTTTTAATTTCGATTATCACGACGGCCCCACAACAAAAGAAGGGACTCTTTATGAAACACTTTAAAACAAAAAAAGTTACGCATCTTTATAGAAGACTAATCAAAATTAATGCTGAAATTTCGGCATTATCAGATTTATTTGATGAAAAAGTCACTACGTTTTTAATAGGCCTTTTAGATTGTCAGAAAAAAAAGCAGCTTAAATATTATTTTTAATAACAGGCCCTAGGAGTAAAAAAAGGGCCGCGCATAAAATTTTTACTAACTAAAAAAGGAGTGTTCATTATGAACCGATTAGAAAATTTAAACAGAAAATTTAAAAAAGAAATTAAAAATTCTTTAGAAAACCGCGCCCCTTATCCTAAAATGTTAAAGATAGCATTTCAAAAGTTAATGGTGGCCAATCACGGGGACAAAAAAAAAGGTTTTAAACCAAAAGAGATTGCCGACGAAACAGGAATGAATAAGGATTTACTTTATCGTTGGCGTTATGAGGCTTTAGACCCAAATGGAACCAAGTATAGCAATGACTCTAAAGCTGTAAAAAGTCTTAAAAAAGCCAAAAAAGCAATTTTTAAACCTTCTAAAGAAGTTAATTCAGAACCTTCTAAAGAAGTTAATTCAGAATTCCAAAACTTTAAAAACGCTATAGCAGAGAAAATTTGTCGATCTCATATCGTTTCCCAACTAAACGACATAGTACAATATGACTTAAAAGAGATGAAAGATTTTGAGATTGAAGAGATTCAAAGAACCATTAATACCGCCTCATTATTAATCGAGGGCATTGAAGACCTTGCCAATAATGAAGAGGATTTTCGAGAACTTCTAAAAAACAAAGCTGAACTTTTATAAAGGGGAATCGAAATGATTTTTAAAAGAAAATTGTTGAAGAAAAAACTCATAAAAAAAGAGAAACAAAAGGCCGGCCGCCCTAAAATTTGGGGGCCGGATGAAAAGTTTAATAAGACTTTTCGTCTTTCTAAAAAGCAACAGGACTTAATTTATGAGAATTTTCCGACTCTCCAAGCTTGGTTCGAAAATTACTTTTTAAAATTTGAAAAGGATGTCGAAAGAAAAGAGGCCTTGAAATTGAATCTAATTGCATAAAGGATTGATTAAATGATTAAGTTTTAAGGGCCAATAGTTTATTGGCCCTTTACTTTTTTATTGGAGAAAAAAATGAAATTCTTAAACGAGATTGAAACCCTTTTAAAAAATTATAAAGCTGAAATGATGAAAATTGTTAAGGCCAATAATTTTACAAATGGAAATGAATTAAAAGAATTATCATCTATTAACAAATTATTATCAATCGCCACGAAAGAACTAAAAATTCATTCTGGAAAGTCGATCTTAAGAAATTTTGATGGGCAAATTGATAAAAACAAAATGAGGGAATAAAAATGGATAAAGAAACACGTCACCTAATTAAAAATTGCGCAATTATTAACGATGATTGTCGTGAGAGCATTCCTTTAAATGGCTTAATTCATCGGATTATAGAATTAAACGCTACCGATAAAAATTTTGGAACTGATTTTTATAGGGCCAAACTTCATAATTGCACTTTAACTTTAACGCCTAAAGTTCTTTTATCAGAAAAAACTTGGGAAATTTTATGGAAAGTCCAAAATTTCAACGTCTTTAATAATGATAATGACCCCCATGGAGAGCATGATTTTGGAATTATTGAAGTTGATAAGGAATCATACAATTTTAAATTCGACTATTTCCAAGACGAAACACTTCAATATGCCGCTGATAACCATTTGTTAAAGGCCTACAGAGTTTTAACAATTTTACATTCATCGGAGTATTAAATGGATAAAAGGACCAAGACATTAAAATGTCGATCTTGTGAAAGACCTATCAAAAATTTCGAGGGAACGCTTAAATTCCCAACTAAACAACAATTAGAAGAAATGAAAGAAGGAATCATGCCAAAACAAATTTGCCATGATTGTTATACATCTTTTTCAGGGACTTCTCTTCTAGAAGTCGTGAAAGAAATAGAATTAATTGGTCAACGTCTCGAAAAAATTGATGGGGACATTGTGAAATGGAGATTAACTAAAAAGAGATTGAAAGATCTTTTAAACTTGGAGGATGAAAATGAATGATGATGAGAATGATTTAACAAAAGAGGAAACTGATTACTTTTTTAAATATTTAAATTTTTCTGAAAAGGAAAAACGAATATTTTACTTAGAAAATAAGGAAATTCTACATAGCGCTTATAAAAAATTGCAATATGACGAAATGATGCAATTTTTCTTTAACTACAACCAATAAAAAAGGAAATAAAAGATGGAAAAGAAAAAAAGATTTAATAACGTCATTCTCAAAATTTTACCTAACGAAATAGTTAAACAAAATGGAGCGCAAATTAGAATGCTTTTATTACTTCTTAATCAGTTAAATGTTGATAAACGCCACATCTTACGTTTAACAAAAATTTGGGAAAGTTCTCAAAGCCAAGAGGTCCTTCAAATGTTTAATCTGCCAATAAATTGAGGACAAGACTCCGAACGGGTTTTGATCTATTTTAAAAATAATTAATTTTCTTGGTGGCCTCATCTAGGCCACCTCTTTTTTTCTCTCAACTTTACTTTTTAAAGTCGCATAACTCTCCTCAAAAAAACTTTGGAGAGTCCTATATTTAGAATAAATTAAAATCTCCTGACTTTCACTTAAACGAATAGTTTTATTAAATTTCTTTTCATCGCCCCAAACACGAGGCCGGCCTAATCTAACATTGGCTTTCTTAGTTATTTTCTTTTTAGTTATTTTCTTTTTTGTCATTTTTATTCTCTCTTTTAAAAAAATAAAAGTGCATAGAGTTTCTAGGCCTCTATACACTTCCATTCTTGTTTTTTTATGCCCATCAAAAAAGCCACTTCGGAACGGTTTACTTTCGTCACGCTTGATTAATAGTGAATCTTTTATACATTATAAAATCATTATAATCAAACAATTTCTAAAGCCTTTTTAACATCTTTTAAAGAAGAAACGAAGGCGGCGCTACCACCACCTTCGCGAACCTTTACTTGGAAATCTATTTGTTTTTTAAAATGTTTTTCTCTTTTAGATATAAGTAAAAAGGAAGGCGTTTCTTTTAATCTTTTTTTATTCGTTTCATAAAACTTTATGGTTGTTGGAGTTTTTACCTCTAAAGCATAAAATTGACTCTTATAAAACCCTAAGATGTCCGAACCACCCTGAAGTGCAAACTTACTAACATGTTTCCTCATCGTTTTTCCATCAAAAAAACCACCTGAAATATTTTTCCAAAAAAAAGAATCTCTTAAAGAATTAAGATAATATAGAATCTCTTCCTCTATCAAACTCTCTTTTAAAATTTTGGCCATCAATAAATTCCTTTTTAAAAATTAAATTAATAATAAACTTTTCAAAGGTATTATATTCAAGCGGCCATTCGACGTTGTCCAGTTCCTGAAATTCAATCTCTTCATTTAAAATAATAAATTCATCCATTTCTTCTTTCTCTAAATCTCTTTTAATTAAAAGTTGTCGATGTCTTATAAGAATAAATTTCTGCTCCTTTTCTAAAAATTCCCATTCTGGAACGTTAAAGGCTAAATCAACGTAACTTTCCCAATCATCGCCTTGAATTTTAGAACCTGGAATCCCTTTAATATAGATATCTAACGCTATTCTCTCTATAGAATCCCAATTGTAAAAGGTCATAAAACGTTTCTCTTTTTAAAGTTGTCTTTTAATTCTAAAAAGTTGATAGAATAGTCTTTAACGTAAAGATTTTTCTCTTTATCAAATTGTAAATTAAACATTTTATTTTCTACGGTTTGACCTCTATGTTTAGTTATCCTTAAAGTAGGATAATAGAAGTCATTTAATTGGAATCTCTGTAGTATATAGCAAAATTGGACTAAATTAATGACACTTTTACATCCTCTTATATCATTCATATTTATAAGCCTATGGGAATTTTCCGTCATGTCTGCGCCAGTATGGGCCACCATGATGAATGGCTTTTTGGCCTCTGCAACCTCTTCTTTTAAAGACTTGATGAAGTAGGATTGATCATCTATAGATCTATCCATATAAAATTCACTCGTCGTTAAGTTATCAAAAAAGATAAGGTCGATGTCACTATTATGAATAGTTTCTCTGAAATAAGCGTATTTAGTTTTTAAGTCATTTTTTTTAATCAACTTTGAGTAATTCATTTCCGAATGGATGAGTAATTTTCTTAGGAGCGTCCGCGCGTCCTCTTTGGCCATAGTCTTTAAGGCCATGGAAAATTCTATTAGAAAATCGTTTTCAGTTTCTTCACTCAACCAAATTAAAACCTTTTTATCTTTATCGCATCTTCTTAAAGCGTCTATTATGAGAGAGCGCATTAATGTAGACTTCCCCCCATGGGCCACCCCTAGATATAAGTGAAGGGCACCCGGTCTATGCCCTTTATGCTCACTCAAAAATTTATAGTCTGAAAACCAAGAAATCTTTTCTCTCTCTTTTAATAATTCAAAAACTTCTTCTAAGGATTCTGAATTAATTTCTTTCATAAAACCTCGACTTATTTAATTATTTTATAATGTATATAGTATTAATTAATAGGAGAACCTTTGCAACCCGATTTTATAAAAAAGGCCTCCAATCGATCCTCTAAAGATTCTTCTTTTTCTTCATTTAAATAAGAATCAAATTTTTCATTAAATAAAGTTTGAGGTCTTAAATAATTTTTGCCCGGCGTTCCATTGGAAAAAATTGTATCACTCCATTCCGCCACTTTTAAATCAATGACTTTTTTAAAATCTTTTAGAGTATATTTTTCTTTGATGCGGGCCTTTATAAATTTCAAATTACCATTTGCATTATATCTAAAATTCTTGCCGGTTTTTTCATTCAAGTATTGAATTATCTCTTGAGCTAAAATCATCTCATTTTGGGCCTTAACTTTATTAGTGCTTAACTTAGTATTAGTTTCCACTTTAACTTCCATTTCAAGCTGTTTTTTAATCAATGGCGAGGAGGCCTTTGCTTTAGAAGAGACATCATTTACGAATGAATCCTTTTTTATAAATTTCAAAATTGATTTTCTGTCACCGAGAGTGTCGGAATTTATTCCGACAAAACTTTTGCTTGTTTTTAGTTTAATATATTTTAATATATTAAAAGAATACATAGAGGACGTGTTGCACAATTTTTTTTGATGTAATTTATTACACTGCAATGACTCTGCGTTATGTAATAAATTACACTGCAATGACTCATCGACTCGTAATAAATTACACTGCAATGACTCGCCGTTCTCTTTGGAAACGTGGCATAAAATGGAAATTCTTACATCGCTACTTTTTCGCCCTTTAATGCCATGCTCTTTTATGATTTTTATATAAGAATTTTCTTCTAAAAAGGCAAAGGCCTTTTCTCTTTTCCTTCTTTTTAAATTTAAAGAGGCCTCTAATTTATAAAAAATAATGGAGAAAAATTTCTCTTTTTTAACTTTGGCCTCCATTCTCTTCTCTATTAAATAAGAGAAAACCAAGGCGGCCTCCAAACTACCCTCTGCAATAATTTTCTTATCCAAAATAAAATGACTCACTCCACTCTCCGCTGTTTTGATTTATATTATAAAATCATTTTACATTCTCTAAGTGAGACTGTAAAAGATAAAAAGAATTTAACTAAAGGAGAAAAAATGAGTGACGACGAAAAAAAACTTTTCAAGGAATTAGTTTTAAGTTTAGTAAAAGAAAATTTTAAGTTGAATAAAAAAGTTAAGTCATTGGAAGAAAAACTCTTGGAGTTAGAAGAACGATCAAAAAAAGAATATCGAAAAAATATGATTAAAAATATTAAACATTAAGAAGAGAAAAAAAATGAGAAAAATTAATCAAAATGAAAAAAGACGTCAAAATAAAATGGAGATAAGCGGCGTATGTATGGGATGTAATAAGGAAGGCGCTCTTAAACATATTTGGAAAACGAATCAATTTAATTCGTCCTTTGGGAAATCTCATTTTGAGGGATATTGTAAAAAGTGCTTTAAAATAATTAAAGCACGAAAGGAGATATAAAATGGAATTCAAATTAAAAAGACTTACTAAAGGTCACTACTCTTTAATGTTTGGAAATAAACATTTTTTGGATTTTATAAAATCCAAAACGCATTACTCGTGTGACGGAAATTTCTCTTGGTCCGTTGAGGATTTTAATATTGAAACTCGGATAAGAAGAGATAATTTTATCTCTTTAAAAGAGGCCAAGGAGTGGGCCATTAAAAGAACTTTAGAACTCCACTTCAATAAAAAGGAAATTGCGTCATGAATTTATACAATGAAAATTTAAATCCCGAAGAAAATTACCATTATTGTGACCATTGTGGTCGAAAGGTCACTGGAATTTTTTGTAATTGTAATCAGTCTTTAAGATGGAACGAAGAAAATAAAAGAGAAATTTTAAACGATCTATACATGGCATTAAATACATTTGATATAAAACTTAACGTGAGAGGCGAAAAATGGGCGTAGAAAATAATTTAATTGAAACTAAAAACGATAAACCTTTTTTTAATGAAGAACAAAAAAAAGCACTTCAAATGAATGGCGCTACAGACGCCGAATTCTATCTTTTTGGCCATGTCTGTAAAAGGACAGGCCTTGACCCTTTTGCCAGACAAATTTATTCTATTAAAAGAGGTGGTAGGAGAACTATTCAAACGGGTATAGACGGCTTTAGACTAATAGCAGAAAGGTCGGGGAATTATGCCGGTAGTTCCAAAATAACTTTTACCGATGAAAATGGGGATGCCTTTAAAGAAGTAAAAGGACAAATTCCAGCGAAGGCCGAAATTACAATTCAAAAAATTGTTAAAGGACAAATTGGGTTTTTTACTGCAGAGGCCCGTTGGAGTGAATATTTTCCAGGTAATAACCCTATATGGAAAAAAATGCCATGCACTATGTTGGGAAAATGCGCAGAGGCCTTGGCGTTACGAAAAGCTTTTCCGGCCGACCTATCGGGGCTTTATACTAAAGAAGAAATGGAACAAGCCGATGAAGAACCGACCATTAACGTTAACAAAAATGATATAATGGTTAATCCAATTCAAAAAAACGCTATTGAAAAAATTAAAGATGTTTTTCCGGGCGTCTTGGTTAAACCTGAAAATGATTCTAAAATTAACGAAGAGTTTATTAAGCTTGTAAAAGCTTATGGTTTTAAATTGGATGAAGAGGGCGTTAACTCTCCTATAGAAGGAATTTTAAGATTTTGCGATATATCAACCGACAATCCTAAAGCTGGAAAAGATCTCCTTTTAACGTTACCTATCGAACGAAAAAAGGTTCTTATACAATCCTTTAAAAAAGTCCTTTAAACTTGCCCGCCTAAAAAATCCGTGTAACAATTTTTTAATGAAAGAGGAGCGTTCCGTTTCTCTTTTATTATTTCCATTAAAAGGACTTGATGGTTTGGCCACATGGAGAAAAAAGATAATTTATGTAAAGTGTAATAATTGCGAAAATCTTTGTGAATCTAAAAATAGATTTAATGCTTTATGTAAAGACTGTATAAAAGAATATTTAAATAATTTAGAAGACATGGCCGATAAGGCTTTAAAAACTTCTAAAGCTCGAAAGGAAAAGAAAAAAGAATATGACTCTATCTATTCTAAAATTATTCGACAAAGAGAAAGTCTTGTTGGAATTCCAAGATTTTTAAAAGTTGAAACTTTCGAAAGAGATTGTCTGAAATGTAATAAATGGTTTATGGGCCAAGGTCGATTTAATCGTCTCTGCGAGTATTGTAAAGAGAACCATTCCGAAATAAATGATTTATGGGAACGCCATTAATGGAAAATGATTTTTGGGAAAAAATAAATTTTCATTCTGTAGATGAAGAGATTAGAAAAATAAATTTATTAGAGGACTATATTTCCGATCAAGAAAAAGATGGAATTATAAAAGCTATAAAAATGAAAAGTGAACTAATTAATTCAGGTTTTTTTATAGAGCATCTCAAGAAAAAAGAGTTTGGAAAAAATCATAATTATAAATTTTCTATTTCTAAAGGGCCTTATACTTATGCCACCGCCGGGAATAATTATCACTTGCCTGTCATTGAAATTTATAATTGGATCGAACGGAGTGGGGACCTCAAGAATGAACTTATTTGAAAAAGAAACTAAAGACTTAATGGTTAAATATGCAAAAAGTTTTATAGGAACTCCTTATAAATGGGGAGGCAACGGTGCCGGGAGTTTTGATTGTAGTGGTTATATTCAAGAAGTGTTATCGTGCGTTGATTATGACCCTAGGGGAGATCAGACTGCCCAAAATCTTTATGACCATTTTATTAAGAGAGGAAAAGGGAATGGTATTGCTAAAGGAGCGTTATTATTTTGGGGAAAAAATGAAAATAAAATAACCCATGTTAGTATGGCAATTGATTATTGGCATCATATAGAGGCCGGTGGAGGTGGACGAACCACCATAAACTTAAGAGAGGCCCAACGCATCGGCGCTATGGTTAGAATAAGACCCATTAAAATTAGAAGAGATCTTTTTTCAGCAATTAAAATTTGAACTAACTAAATATTTATTCTAAAATTATTATACCATCTTTTATTTCATCAATAAAAAATCTCCGAGGCCCCTAATTAGAGAAATCTTTTTAGGGACTTCACTTTTTAAAAAAAACATTTTAACATTCTTTTATAAAAGGACACTCCTTGTCTGTTTATTATTTCGAAAGGGTTTTAAGGAGAAATAGGTGCGCTCGACCACTTATTAATTTGAGTCTGAATCAAAGACCTCTTTAAAGCCCTTTTGAGACTTATTAAATCCTGCATCTAAGTGGGGAATTGATTTAAGCTCAATCGATGGGTTGAATGAATTATCTCTCCCTCAACAGTGAATTATCATAATTTTTGTCTTTTTTCTAAAGCTGCATTAGTTTTCTCCGATACTTCAAATAATTTTAATGTATCCGAGGGCATCTAATAACCCTTTTTTAATCTCGATTCCGCCTACTGAAAATATAAAGTGTGAAAGTTCTAAATTTTTATCAAGAGTTTTTATTGTTTTAGTTGCTTGTGTTAGCATTTCATAAAAAAAAATATCTACAGCAGCTTCAATTGCGGCTTCAGGATCTTCAGAATTAACATGTATAACTTCTTCAAAAAATTCACAATCAGAAAATTCTATGTTTGGGTTTCGATAATACACTCTTACTAAAACACTTTTTTTCATAATTACTCCCGAAGACTGCTATTACATTTATATATACAAAACTCTTTATTTTAAATGATTCATTTTCCCCACAAAACGACAGGAGTTGATGAGACTTAACAAATTAAAAATTATCAGTTATTATTTTTTCGTGGTGATAAATATTTTAGTTGTTTATTTTTGGGTTAGATCATGATTAAGGCTTAATGGGGTGCTGACGGCCCCATTAAGCTTTTAGGCCAACCAATTACTTTTTAATTTTCGTATAGTCTTAGAAACTCTTTTAGAATTACTTTTTTCTTCATCCATTTTATTAATAAAATTCATCCAATCCTTTTTGGCCTCTTTTACATCCTCATTTCGTTCTAACCAAGAATGAATCAACTTCATCGCAAATGGTAAAATTAGTTCAAATATTTTCATTATATCTTCCTTAATATTATTTTTTGATATCCAAAAACATGCAATTTATGAATTTTTCTTTTTCCTAAATCCCGTTGCATAAAAAGAAAAACACAATGATTAGGCTTAACCTCATATTTAAATTTATTATCACCCATTTCCATTATAGGACAATCACCTTTAACCTCAACGTTTTTAAAAAATTGAATGACTTGTATAAGATCGTTTTTTGCCTGACATAAGGAGACGCCTTTATGGGTCTTAACCACTCCATTACATATGCTTTTAGAGGCCAGACCATACTCATTATTATTCAAAACAATCATTCCAAAGGCATGGGCCTCACTTTTAGATAAGGCCGACATCTCTATAATGCAATCTCTTTCAATCTCTAAAGGTTTAAAAACAAAATGATATTTCTTCCTTTTTTTAATAATTCTTTTTTTATAAAAGGCGTCTTGAATGCTTATTTCTCTATGACAGGTTTCTATTCTAATCAGGTCTAATTCAAAGGGGGCCTCTATCTCTATCTTATAAGAGTCGGATAAAGGAGGAATGCCAACACCAATAAATAAATGATCATTTACTTTAAACTTTAAATCTTTTCGATAATTGATTGTATTAACCAATTTCTGGTTAACAACAGGACAACCGAATAAAAAAAGAACTCCTATAAGTAAAAGAGCATTTATAATTCTTTTATTCATCTGATTTAGATTTTCTCAATTCCACGCAACGCTTTATTAAATAAGCGCTATTAATAATAATATTAATGGCCTCTTCAATAATAAATTCAATATTATCATTTTCAAGATCAAACTTTTTTGAGGCTATTCGTATTAACTCGCTTTTTTCGTCTTGAGAAATATCTCTTAATTCAGGAATAACACTCGACCACTCAACCGATTGAAAAGCTAAAACTTCATCCATTAACTTAAAAAAGTGAGTGAAATTTTTCGTCTTTGAAACTAATTCAATCACGTTTCCTAATTCCATTAAAAACTCTATTAAAGGAATTAAATTATCAATCTTTTTTTCATCCATGGCGCCCTCACCTATTAAAGATTTTCATTTTTGCCTTTTCACACTCTATTAACTCATTCTTATAATTTAACAGTTCCTTTTCTATTTCATCAAGAGTAGGTTTCTTTTTATTTATAACTATTAGTCTATCATAATAGGTTTTCGTTTCGTCCGGGTCTAAATAGTAATTTTCTTGTAGATCTAAACGCTCAATTATTATAAAAAAAGCATCACTTAAAGTAATGTCTGTTATTTTTTCCAATTCCGTTTTATGCGCCATAAAAAACCCTCTGTTTACACTTTGTAATCTTTATGGGCATAAAGGGGTTTAATCTCTTTGTCTTTATTTATTTTCATGGTTATAAATTTAACCATTTCAAGAATTGAATTTTCAAATTTAGTTTTAAGAAAATCTAAAAGAATTATACCTGTAATTTTATTTTTAATTAACCAAACTGTTATGTCTAAAGAATGTTTGTACTTGCTTATTTGATGGGCTATAGGCATAACTCTAGGATCTTGATCAATAACTCTTAAATAGAAATCTCTTTCGGCATTGGTCATTATCATCTTTTTCTTAACTCCAACAAATGGTTTAAAATATCTTTTTGGTTTCCTTTTATATCTTTAATTTCACTCTCTAAAAAATAAACGGTTTGTTTTAAAGACGATATATCACCCGAAAAGCCCCACATCGCCGAACACGTCCCTATTAATAAAGCGCCTATGACTGTTGAAATTACACTTTTCATTTAACCTTCCTAGTTACCAATTAAAAGGAACTTTACCACTTAAAAAAGCGCATAAAGTAAATGAGAGAGAGAGGTAAACATAAACAATCATTTCATCTTTATAATTCATTTTGGAATTTCTTTTTTTATTTTAGCTCTTAAAATTAAATAGGCCTTCATTTTTTCAGGTTTACCATTTTCTTTTTCTGCTATGGCCTCGAATAAAAGATGATCTATCATTTGATATTGAGATTTTCTATCTTCTAAAGGCTTATTTTTGGCGGCCTCGGCATCTACTTTGATTTTAGATGCCTCTAGTTTTAAAACTTTCTTTTCAAGAAATGATGCATCCTCTTTAAGCCAACTATTAATTATTTTTTTATAACTAATTGAATGCCTGTCTCCATTTATAATTTCAATCTGTTCTTCAAAAGAATCATAATAATATATATTATTTTGAATTAAAGGTTTTAATCTTTTAATCAATTCATCTTTTTTATTTTTTACCATTTAATTATTCTCCTAACTTATTTTTACAATTTTCATCATAGCAAAAACAACTTCGCCCATAGCAGCACCAATAACTCCGATACCCAAAATAGAGGTATAAGTATTATAACTTGAGCGGGCATATTCAAGTCTAAATTGCGTATCGACTTCTAAGGTTAGTGTTCCACAAACAAATGAATTAGTTTGGCCATCATAAAGTTGAGCACCAAAGGCGGCCTGACCTTGAATCTGAATTGCTCCCGATGTTATATTCCACAAACGTAATACATGCGCACTTGTATAATACATAGGGGCCTGCGCCCAAACCTCGTAAAAACCTGGAATTAAAACAAATTCATCCGAAATTAATTCTTTTATAAACCATGAATTTCCTTCAACTGTATTTAAATGTCTTGTGTGAAAAGTATTTGCCGCTAAACCTGCGCCGCCGACTGTGCCGTTTGGATGAATGTCTTTAATATAAGCGATAGCTGGATAAACTCTATCATTGCCATCGTAAACAATCCCTTCTAAATCACTGGACGAATTATTAAAAACAATTCCAACGCACCTCCATGGGTTATGGGGATGATATTCTCCTAAAAGATCGTCTCTTTTAACCGGACCAATATCACTTATAACCCTATCGCCAGTGTCTTTTAAATAAAGATAATAATAAGTGGAAGCGGTTTCTGATAAGTAAGCATCCTTGGTAACGGTCGATGCCAGGTCGGTTGTAATATTCCATTCAGGTGTATAAAGTTTAAAATCTAATTTTCCTGAATAGACATATAAATTTCCATGTAAATTACTCGCCCGACAATTAGTGGTACTCGACCTCTCAACACTTATAGTATTTGTCGATTCATATTTTGAAAAAAAGTCCATCGACCTCGTGCCAAGACAATTTGTAGCGTCCGAAAATGCGATTCCTATTAAGGTTCTATTAATTGAAACGAATGCACTACCACTATACCTTTTCCATTGTGAGACGCTTAAATCGTACCAATAGTCCCCTGTTACAGGTGACCCCGGTTGATCAAAACTCCATACTGGATTCGTGTAAGTTACGTCGGACGTTGTGCCGTCATTAGTTAAAAAGACCCATGCAAGTTTCATTAAAGTTATTGTGTCATTGTTGGCAAATTTAATTCGATTAACAGGAACGCCACTTGAATCCAAAAAGTGACCTCTAAAACATTGAGTAATTTCGGTTGTACTTTTTACATAACCTAAAAAATATTCGTCGTTCGATCCATCATTAATTTTAAAGGCGCATATATTACCAACGAGGCCAGTAATTTCCGACCCCATATTGTCAACGATAATACTTTCATGAAAGGCATTTGCAGAGGAGGCCGTTGACTGAGGGGTAATAAATTTATTAGTCTGCTCACCCCAATATCTCGTTAACTCTTGATCGGCGGCATCACTCATATTTACAAGGGCCGTATTATTTGTGGAAGGGGCCGCTGTTAAACTTGAAACTGTTATATTAGTTGAGCATGTAACGGCCGCACCATTAACATCAAAAACTAAGTTAGTCGTCGCCCCATCAATAGTTAAAGATAAAGCCGACCCATTGGCCGTTAAATAATTTGGTTGGTTTGAACTCGTTCTAGTAGCGCCCGAAACTATTCTATTGGCCGGTGAAGTTATTTGAGAAGTATCTAAGGCGCTCCCTCCAATAATTAAAGAATTAAAATAACCCGAACCCCATGGAATAGAGGCCGACCCTAAAGCCTGTCCAGAGGTTGCCGCTCCACTTGAATTTCTACCAACAACCGTTTCTTGTAATGCTGAATTAAAATCATTAAAAAAACCGGCCGTGATTGTTTCGCCAGTACTTCTTGAGGTTAACGTACCAGTACCCATTTAATTCTCCTTTTTAGGCTACTTTAGAAGTACCTATAACAGCGAAACCGACTAGACTTGAGGCCCCTGAAATATCAATAAAGCCATCACCTATGTCGTTTCCAATTTGTCTTAATTTTAATATCGTTATAAATTTTTTAGCATTTTCTTTTATTTCAATAATTTTAAAAGCAACATTCCTTTCGATAAATGAAGAACCGAAGGCATGAGGTAAAGGCGTTACGGCATCATCAATAGTAGCGTCACCGACAACAGGATAAAATTTAATATAAGGTTTAAGCCTTAATGGATAGTCGATTAATACTTGGTCTAATAATTTTGAGTTTCTAACTAAAGACGTTTCGACCTCAACCTCTAATTCTATCTTAGGAAATTTAAACTCATTGCTAAGTTTTTGGGCAATGGTTAATTGAGTCGCTTCATTTGTTAAAAAATCAATTACACCTACGGTTTTTTGTCTATAACCATAGTCGGCCACATAATCAGTTTCAATTGATGCCTGTTGGCCAACTTTAACAACAGTAAAAAGTCTTTGTTTCCCATCATTAAACTTATTAATTTTTAAAATGTTTTGTCGACCTCTTTGAGAGTATGGCCCAAATAATTCTAAAGAGGCCCCTGAAGTAACATCCCTAGATTTAATTTCCATTGTATCGGTTGAATCAATTATAAAAACTGAATTGGTTGCAATTAAAAGTTTTGCTAAACCGTCACGAGTGGAAATATTATCAAATTTTGAACCGTCATCAATTGTAATGTTATTAGCTGGAATTATTTTAGAGGCATCAAATGTTAAAACGGTTGTTATATCAGACTTATCCAATATTTGTTCTAGGGCCGTTTGTGAATCTGTCCCATCATTAATAGTCCCCGCTGGAATCCTTGCCGTTCTAATAACCGAATCAAAAGATAAAACTCTAAAAGTTAATTCTTCATTTTCAAAATTTTCTCTCGTGCCCTCTTCGTTTATAAGGCCTTTAAAAACATCAACTGCGCCATTTTTATCATTATATTCGATTCTAACTTTCGTTAAGTCCCTACTATAAGTAAAGATAGACCGATGGTCATGAATTTGTGAAAGGTAACCATCTTTATTAATCGCCTTAAGGGTTACATCACCATAATAAAAAATGCCTATATCATAATCCCCAGCGTCTATACTTTTTCTCATAGAAGAGACGCCAGAATCAATAATTTTAGCAGAGACTTCTATTTCATCGGCATAGGTCGTGGCCGTTAATTTTGGAGTAAAATAGATTTTATAATGAATTGGAGTTATCGCCATCTTATTCCTTTAAACGTGTGAAACTAATTCTAAACCACCAAGGTCCATTGGGTTAGTATAGATATTTTTTAAATATTTTAATCTATA